AGAATCATCCAGCCGCGGGACAGCCGATAGAGTTGCGAGACTACCAAGTGGAAACAATTAACAAGTTTATAGAACATCCACAAAGCATACAAGAGATTGCCACAGGAGCGGGCAAGACAATAATCACAGCGGCTTTGTGCCAACTGGTCGAGCCTTATGGACGTACACTAACAATAGTGCCAAACAAGAGCCTTGTCACACAAACGGAAGAAGACTTCCTTGCTTGTAACTTGGACGTGGGTGTATACTACGGTGACAGGAAAGAGCTAGGCAGGTTCAACACTATCGCAACATGGCAATCGTTAAATGTATTAGAAAAGAAAAGCAAGGACGAACACTCTGAAGCATTTGCAGAAGCAATAAAAGGAATCAACACAGTAATAATAGATGAGGTGCACATGGCAAAGGCAGATGTGCTTAAAAGATTACTGACGGGGCCATTCGCACACTGTGGCATACGTTGGGGTCTGACAGGAACTGTGCCAAAAGCAGATTATGAATTCATGGGATTGAAATGTAGCATAGGTGACGTGTCCAATAGGATACAGGCCAGCGAATTGCAGGACAAGGGTGTACTCGCAAACTGTCACGTCAATGTTTTACAGACACAGGATCATCCACAATTCAAAACATACGGAGAAGAGCTGAAATGGCTAACTACGGATAAAGTCAGAATGAAATGGGTGGCCAACACCATCAAAGATATATCGTCATCAGGAAACACACTAATACTTGTAGATAGAATATCAGCAGGTGAAATACTACAAGAGCAATTGGAAGATTCAGTTTTCGTATCTGGGGCAACCAAAAACACAGACAGAAAGGAACAATACGATGAAGTGTCTACAGCGACAAATAAAATTATTATTGCCACATATGGAGTGGCTAGTGTTGGTATCAATATTCCTAGGATATTCAATCTTGTTCTTATTGAACCTGGCAAATCTTTTGTAAGGGTCATACAGAGCATAGGAAGAGGTATTCGTAAAGCAGAAGACAAGGACAATGTCCAAATTTGGGATATTACCAGTAGTTGCAAGTTTGCGAAAAGACACCTGGGTGCAAGGAAAAAGTTTTACAAAGAGGCCAATTACCCGTATAATATAGAAAAGATAAATTATGAAAATCCTTACACTTGATAACAGAACATACAAACTAGAGAAGATACCTGAATGGGTAGACGAGAATCTAAGATTTGCAGTACTAGATAATGCTGATCCATCCAGATAATCCGGATTTCTTTTACATACCGTTAATATTTCTAGAAAGTTTTAATGCTCCGGCGGCCGTCTTAGAAATTGGACCGCACAAGATAAAAATGCCACTAGACTGGAAAATGTTAATAGGAGAAGCAGGACAACAAGAAATGCATGTGCTACCTATAACCAGTTTGAATGACCGAGGGTTTGACGCATTTACTTTCAACCCATTGTCTAGTCCAAAGCCTGATTTCTATCCAATTGATGTAGTAGACATCTACACAGAAGTAAAATGGTATTTTCCAAAGATCAAATCAGGACAGATGTTGGCAGTACCTTTAAGCAATGGAGCAAATCCCATATGTGCCTACTTTGTCAAGGACATTTCGAGACAATGCGAACAGGTGGACTATGGCTCAGTCTGGTAGGAAATCAATCACAATCGATGCACCGGTCATGATAACCAGCAACAAAATCGCTGTGTGGATGGACGAGAACTGGATGCACAATTTTTTCGACTTCATAAAGAAACATAAATTCCAATTTTCAGGTTTACAACACAAACACAATAAGATAAAATTAACATTCGTAACAGCAAAAGAATGCACAATGTTTGCACTAAAATATGCCAGTAGAAAAAANTAGAAAATTTTTTGATCTAAGGAACGGANTNAAAGCCGTTGACTTCAGAAACAAAGATTACTTTGACAGGATAGACGACAAAGAAAAATCNCTGTACAGTCCATACATGCTGATGAGATATGTNTCAAACGTTTCTTCGAAGGATCCTTTCTACGTAGAACACTATGTAGAGATGATCAACGAGTGCGTCAACAAGCACTGTTTCACACTAGGCAAACACAAGAAACTTTTATGGATATTGACTGCCATGTGTGGGGCGGAGACACAACAGTTCCATCCATGGATGAAACCCATGAAGCGTGTGCCAAACAAGAGTTTAAAGAAACTGCAACAGATATACCCGACATGGAAGGAAGCAGACCTAGAGACATTGGACAAAGTGATTACGGATAGAGAACTAGAGGAGTTAATAGAAGCACATGGCATCGACAAATAAATGTACATACTGTGGCAAGGAGTTCGCTAAAGAAAGAACATTACAAGTACACCTGTGCGAGCCCAAGAGAAGGTACCTACAAAAAGATGAGAAGTGGGTAGTAAATGCGTTCATGGTGTTCCAGAGATTCTATCAGATACATCAGCACAATTCAAAAACAAAGACGTACGACGATTTCGTTAAAAGTTCGTACTACAATGCCTTTGTGAAATTTGGTAGGTTCATTATGCATATTAATCCACTGTATCCAGAAAAGTACATAGAGTTTGTGTTGAGATCAAAAATTAAGTTGGATCATTGGTCAAGGGATGACTTGTACGAAACGTATCTCATAGAAGCATTAAAAACTGAACCTGTGGAGGCCGCACTACAGAGGAGTATTACAACAATGATGGACTGGGCAACAGAACAAAACGCACAATGGTCTGACTACTTCCGTTTGGTCAACACCAACAGAGCAGTGCAACACATACAGCAGGGAAAGATAAGTCCGTGGCTGTTGCTAGGTTGCAACGCAGGCAAAAGGATGTTAAAATCATTTAACGACGAACAATTACAAATGATTGAAAGATTTATTAATACCAGTTTTTGGCCAAGCAAGTTAAAGAGCTATCCTGCTGATCACATGCTGGTACAGGACACAGCAAAGGAGGCCAAGATTGTCTAAAATTAATTTAGAAGTTGCAGAGAACTTAGACTTCGAAGAAGGCGACTGTGCTATCACAATCAAGAAGGACGGATCCATCGGCAAAGTTATTGTACCAAAGATGAATCGAGCCATGTTGGATAGTGCCGGATACAAAGCACTACTGGACGTTGTAGAAGTATTACAGCCGGGAGCAAAAGATGAATTCATTAAACACAACGAGGCCACAGGAGGGAGCGTACACTAATGCCTGATGTAGACATAGATTTCTTTGACCGAGACAACACATTAAAACTTTTCAAGCACACACCTGCTTCCATGATCAAAGATGGCAAAAGCGAAAAACACAAGACAGGGGTCTACTTCCACGCAGTTCCAGAACATCCAGTCACAGGACATGCCTCATTGGATTACAAGAATGCAGAGGATCGAGGATACTTTAAAATAGATTGTCTAAATGTAAACATATACAAAGATGTTAAGTCAGAACAAGAACTAGTTGAACTGATGATACAGGAACCCGACTGGGACATGTTGAAAGATACAAAGATAGTAGAAAACCTTTTCCATCTGAATGGTCATTTCAATATAGTGTCCAAGTTGGAACCACGTACCATAGAACAACTTGCGGCTGTACTAGCAATCATACGTCCTGCTAAAAGAGGACTGATGTACAAGGATTGGACTGATATAATGAAAGAGGTATGGGTCAAACCAATCGATGGCAGTTACTTCTTCAAAAAATCACATGCTGTTGCATACGCCCAAGCGATAGTAGTGCAGATGAATTTGATAAGCAGAGCTAAATATAGTTTTGATGCACCATCAAAAAACTAAAAAAAGAAAATCCAAAAAACGCAGTAAAAGAATCCCCAAAAAAGATTGGTATGAGAACGCTTANGATCCTACCAACCCGTTGACAATATATTTTGCAAAGTATATTAATAAAGACGGAAAAGTTTAAACGGGTCTTCTTACCAACTGTATAGTACGTCTCTTCACCCGTTTCTTTGAAATATCAGAAAGTCTTACAGTTGGCCCGTGTACTATTTCAACATCCTTTGAATTAAGAGTTACCAA